CGACGCCGTAGACGAAGGTCGCCTTGAGAATGCCACCTTCATGAAGCCGGACAGCGGAATTAAACCCCGCAGGGGAATTAAGGTAGAGCCGAGCCTCCTTCGCCGTAGTGCCTACCCATATTGGTTCTCTTGCTGTTACCTGATTAGAGGTGAGCTCCAGTTTGGAAGCGCCGCCAACTGAGATGCCCACAGTAGGTGAGGAGTAGTATAGGCCAGAGGTAACAGCGGTGCTGAACGCAATGCCGGGTGAACTGGCACTGCCGGGTGTGCCCTTGAACTGAGCAGTCATAGAACCTTTGCCGCTACGGCTCAGGCTGTCCTCCATTGCTATGCGCATGTCATTCATCGTGGCGTTAGCCCACGAGGATTCAATAGTGGTGCCAGCCACTATAGGGTTGTTCGCCGCTAGGGCGTAGCCGCCATCCGGTGCTCTAGCCATTAGTATTCATCCTGGCGATCATCATGGGTAGCGGCTACAGCTCTACGAGCTCCAGCCCCTGTAAGGTTCATAGCCTTGTGGTGCTTACGTAGAGCCGCAGCGGTCTTCTTCTGGAAGTTAGTGGTGCCCATAAGTGTTTTCTGCCCACCGGGGGACAGGGCAGCTTTAGCCCCGATCCACGCAGTGCCGGTTAGAGCCGGGTTCACATAGCCTGAGCCAGCCAACCCCATAGTGCCGAGATAACGCCAGAAGTTAGGCTCGTGAATGCCCTTGCCCATAGCCTTGTCGGCCACATTGCCGAAGCCCTGCATGTGGCCAGATCCCTCCGCCCCTAGATGCTGCCCAGCCCTGCTAGAGCTATCGCTAGACAGCTTACCGGGGGAGAACATGCCATCGCCGGAGTGGGTAGATTTCTGAACGTCTATGTACTTACCGTAGGTCTTCTTAGAGTCTAAGTATTCTCCCCACTGCTTCTTACTAAGCTGGTTCTCATATATATCCTCAATGGCGTCACCCATCTTATCGTACTTAGAAGCTAAATTGGCGTTGGGTGGGGTCTCCATCCTAGCGGCTCTCGCCAACTCCCTCAGCTCCTTGCGCTTAGCAGTGAGCTTAGAACCCTTTATGCCCCCACTAGCGTCTAAGGACTTGGCCAACTCCTTAAAAAGACTTTTACGAGTGGCTGCACCTGCTGTCTTATCTAGTGCCCTAGCCACCCAGCTATTAGCAATCGAGAAGGAGTTGCCATTAACCATCTCCCAAGCATCATCCTTCCAAAACCTATTCAGCACCCTCATCGTTTCCTGGGGGTTCAAACCCTCTATGCGAATCTTGCCCTTAGCCCATTTAGGGACAGCCTTTCCTAGAGCGGCCTTGCGGAAGTTTTGGAACATACTAGCAGACTGAGCACGTAAAGGACTGCCAAACCCAGGAATGCTGGGCATGAAGTCGTTAACCACTGTTTTAACACCACCACTGAACCCCGCATCGTCAGCCGCGCTGGCCAATGGCAGATCTATACCTGTATCTTTAGTGTACTTCTTAGCATCTTGGCTGCGGCGAATAAGGCCAGTGGAGCCTAGACGTTTAGCAGTCTGAGCAGCCTTAGTCATGCCTAAGCCAAGCCCACCACCAAGAACAGCCATATCGCCACGCTGGTCAGGGGCTGAAGTGGCTGCTCCAACAACTGCGCCCTCCACACCGCTTCTAAGGGCTTTAGAGTTGTTTAAGTGCTTAACCGCCCCGCCTACACCAGCAACACTCTTAAAGGCGTTAGCGCCCTTAATAGCCGCTCCTACCGCACCTCCAACGGGGAAGCTGCCCAACACCTGCGCACCAATGTTGCCAGCCATGCCAGCTTTGGTCTGCATAAGGGGTGAATTAGCCGCCTTAGCCATAGCAATAGCGTCATCAGTTGCAAACTCTGGCTCTAGCGACTCAGGCAGAACAAAATTAGTGACATTCCTTCCCAACTCCTTAAACCCCGAGCCGACACCAGCAGAGAAGTTGCCGAAGTCGCTACTTTCTGCAGTCTTCTTCTTAGTGTCCTTAATCTGGGCAATGGCGTCCTTAGGATCCACACTGTCGGGGATATTAGGGATGATAGTACCATCTTTTAGCTGAATATCGTAGGGCATCTCGTTATTCCATCACAATGTGGTTGCCGGTACGTGGGTTTATGCCCTCACGCTCTCCACGACCAACCTCTTGGCGGTTAAGGTCGTCAATTTCCGACATTTCTGCCGACCTATTCGCACCATTCTCAAGGTAGAAGTCAATAGCTTCCTGACCCTCCTTAGTATCCGAGTCTAGTGGTATACCTGAGAAGTCACGATTGCCCACCAGCGCATTAACCTCTTCCATATTGTACTTGCCAGCCTCACGAGAGCGTTGGCGGTTGCCGATCTCCCTTGCCAGTACACGACGCAGAACTCTCATGCCCCGTTGTAGCTGCTGCATATTCATTTCTTTACTTGGGTTAGCTGCTGCCCACGCTTTCTGCTCATTGTTTGTTAGTGTAGCACCGAACATGCTGTTACGCATGGCCAGTGTGTACAGACGATCAAAATCCTGCCAATAAGCCTGAGCTCTTATAGTGCTATCTGTGCCGATGTTAATACTGGCGAGGTAGTTAGCCCCGGTACGCGCCCACGGCATCGGCATGCCCATAAACTCCATACTTCCTGGGGATTCGCCATCCGCTTCAAACTGATCTAACTGGTTTATGGCGCGCGCTACTGCATCGTAATTCTGGCCGGTGGCCAACAGCTTTTCACGACCTTTCTCCAGTAGCTTGGTATGAACTACTTCTTGGTTGGCGGGTCGGTCTTTGAACTCACCTTCGTCATGCAGCCGGTCAGCCTCTAATATGCCGCGATCATGCAGCCGGTCAGCCTCTACTATGCCGCGATCATACTTCTCACGTTCTAGCTGCTGGCTAGCCTCCCAATTAGATGTCTGGGCATCGTAATACTTCTGCATCACGCGACGCTGCTCGTCTTTTTGCCGACTATCCTGTAATAGCTCAGCTTGGGCAGCTACATTGCTGGTAATCTGCTTACCTGCGCCACTAAGGGCGTCATTGCCGGTCATCATACCAAGCATGCCAACATCGTTACGCCTACGGAGTGAACTAGCCGTATTGCGTAGCTGCTCCTCGTTAGAGGGCGGGGCACCGATTAGCTGCTCGTAGAAGCCCATTAGGTTATGTTCATTCCTGGGGCTAGAATCGGCTGCTGTTGCTGGAGCTGCTGCTGCTGGAGCTGCCGCTGCTGGAGCTGCTGCTGCTGCTGCTGCTGCTGCTGCTCCATCTGCTGAGCTTTACGGTACTCCGCAGCCATGCCTTTAGAAGCGTCCCGCTGAGCCGCTATGTTCTCAAGCTGCGCTGCCTGGACTTCTTTGCGCTCTTTACCTGCCTGATACTGGCGAATTCCGTCTGCCAAGTGCTCCATGGGGTTGGCGGCAACGTAGGTGTCTCTGCTACCTACTGTCCTGCCCTGAGCTCCCTTCTTACCCCGCAGGGCGTTGGCTTGCTCCATCTGACTGGCCAGCATAACATTATGCTCTTTTAGGCCAGCGGCTTGCATCATAGCCTCTACACCCTCTGGTGGCAGATTCTGCCCGAACTGGCCAGCCATAGGCGCGGTGGCAATGTCGTTCATGATATTTCTCCGTAATTAACCATCCTAAATCCGGACGGGTGTGTTAAAACTGAGTCTGGGAAGAGTAATTCAGCCTCATCGGCCATAACGCCGACGCTAGCCACACCCCAGAGGTACGTATAAGTGTATACGGCAAGGCCACTGGCCAACACGCCTACTCTGCGTATGTTGGTCTTAAGCCTTCGGTCGCTGAACATCAAAGCCGCAGACCCGGCTAAGCTAGCTATTCCCCCCATCGTGCTGTTTAGCCCACCCTGCTCAATACTGAACTGGTCTAGGTTGTAGTTGCCCTGAGCTTCTGCCGCGCCTGTGTAGTCCGTTGCGGCTGCCTTACCTGCGCTCACAAATCCTGGCATCTGAGGTGTGCTGACTTGCTGGCCGGTAAGTAGGGCATTCATCTCGTTCAGCGTGTTGCGACGTTTGCCAGACTCTTCTGCTATCTGGCTCTGGCGTAGGGTATTGTTAAACCCAGCCGAGTTGATGTCCATGTTCTGCATACGCTGAGCTTCTGAACCACCGTGGATAACGGAGTCCATGCCAGCTTGCCCATAAGCATCCGTGCGGCTATTGTTCATATTGCTGTAAGCCCGGTTATACGCCTCCGTTCCAGGGGTTAAGCCCTGCGAAGCGAGCTGAGACTCCATATCTCCCTGCTGCTGTTCCCAAAACGGGTCTAGTCTGCTGGTTAGCTTACCGTACAGGGCGTCTTCCGACTCCTGCCTGTAGGACTCGGGGTCAGTGCTTACCGACTGCTGCGCCTGGAACTGGCTGTAGTCCATGGGGTCGTTAAAGTCAGACTCAACCCTGCCCATCATACCTTCTGCAAGCTCAGAGCGATCACCCATGAGGGTTAGCTGGCTATCTAAGGCTCGCTGTGCGTCAGGAACTAGCGTAGTGTTATTAGTCCACTTATTAACGTAGGAATTGGAAGCCGCATCCCACACATTCTCATTCTCCCAAGTGGAAGTACCCATTGGGGTGTTCTGAGTTGGGCGGTTGGCGTAAGTCTGGGTAGCCAAGTTCTCCCTGTCTGACTTCGCCTGAGCTTCTGCTGCGCCTACGTAATCTGGCGGCGCTGGGGCTTCTGTTGTACTCATGCTGCTATCTCCAAGTGTTCTATGTACCGGCAATCTTCACGTTTTAGCTGCAACCCCACCAGACCTTCCCCTTGCACAATAGCGTCTGGTATTAGATAAATCTCTTTAAACCCTACCCGCTTAGCGAAGTTTAAGGACTTAGGATTGCCCTCAGGAATCCTTGCTATAAGCATAGCACGGTTACAACTATTAAAGGCGTAGCCAAACATCTCTTTGAGCAATCCGCCGTTGCGCAGACACATTGGATTCTCAATGCAGATATGTACCTCAGCTGCGGCATCCGTCCAACTGTCAAATATGCAGACGCCAGCAATATCACCACTGTCGCACACAGCCACTACTCCACGAGTATTGTCATGAAGCTGGGGCTTGCTGCGGCTGTATATCCACTTCCAAGACCTCTTACTTAGCGGCTCGTACTTCACAGAGCACCGCCAGTGTCGAACACTGTGTCCCACGCTATAAGGTTGAAGTCAGCATCAGACTCGCCCCGCATAGCAATAGCAGAGACTCTTCCCATTCCGTTAGCACCATGCAGCTTCTCAAACCCTATTGAACCCAGTGAGCCACCCCACACGGCTTTGTCCCACTCGCCAACGTTCCACACATCGCCATCGACGATGTCTTGCGTTATATCGGTGTTAAATATCTCCGATATTTCGTAGTTGTACAGAGCCTTAACGCTAGAGGACTGGGGACTACCGGCGGTGTACACAGGCCGTATAAAGTGAATGCGCTTGTTAACTCCTGGAGCGCCCATATCACTATAGGCGGTAAGTATGGAGAACTCAACAGGCAGCGCCCCGGTGCCGTCAAACTGAACCTTGTCAGAGGTGCCAACCATCTTCACTACTTCGCCATCAGGTGAACCCCAATACACTCTATTATCGTAGGCGGCCAGTGTAGTGATGTCCAAGCCACGCCAGAAGCCCCAACTAAAGCCAGCTAGATCCATAACGTACTGAATGTTCTGACCATTGGCCAGTGTGGGCGTAGTTATGACCACTGCACTATTTACAGTGTCTAGTAGAACAGCCCACCTGAATGACCCCTTGTTAGAGTTTAGATGTCTGCGCAATATACGCGACACCGCCGCTGTCGGACCACTTAAGGAGGCTTCTGAGGAGTCTATGCCGCCGAGCAGGGTGCGTAGATCTATAAGACCCTGTAAACACAGCACGTAGACATTACCGCCAAACCGTGATAGGCACCGATACCCTGCGGGTAGTTCACCGATTGTCCAACTGCCCACCAGCTTCCACGTAGTTGAGTTAGACGGGTCTACGCCCTGCCAGACTATTACATCGCCGCTGCGGCTAATAGCCACAAGGTGATCGTCCATGCCCCGACCACCATCAATGGTCCAGGAGGTAACGGCCACAAGGTCGCCGCCCGTCTTAATCTGATTGCCCATAGGAAACGTCGCAGCAGCCCCAGAGATGCCGCCAATGCCACCGTAGAAAACCTGAGTCTCACCGCCCTGGATCAGCCACACCCGGTTCATGTGTACGGCAACATAGCGAACAGTGGCCATACTCAGGCCGGTGCCGGTAAACCCCGCCACGTTCCAAACGGCGGTAACATTGTCATATACGAACAGGCCATTAAGGGCATCTGCGTAAAGTAGGAAAATAGTTCCAGAGTTGTTGGTGAATGTGGTGAAAACGCCGAATCCAGCATTGCCAGAGTTTGTCCATGCCGCGCCGTAGTTACCTCCAGTCAGAACACCCGGCTGAGTGGAGCCGGAAGTAACGTCGTAAATACCATCTGAACAAATGGCAAATAGGCGATCCTGGCCACCACTAGGCTCTGGACCTTTGTAGCTGACAAGGGTTCTAACCTCTAAGCCGTTGCCCTCATCCCCCACCAGTTCACTGTCCACCACTGAACCACTGCGAATGCGCATACCGTTCTGCGATGGTAAAAGGTTGTACGTGTAAATACAGTTGCTCATGTCCATCGCGGCTAGATTAGCTGTAGCCAGTACACCGCCGGTAGGGGCAGGAATAGTGCCAGCCTGTGAGGACTGCTTTTGCCCGGTCTCTATACTAAGAGCCATAGCCTGTATCTGGCGTATTGCGGTAAGTGTCTAGGTATACTGATCTACGAGTGCCCGCTGCATTGAGCATGGGAGCGGATTCACTGTGCCCCATAGCTGCATCGTACACTCTGCCAAACTCTCTGCGAGCCGCGGTACTGTCAAACCCCTTAGCCTCTAGATACTTGGCCTTTAGGAGCTTAATCATCAGTATTGGCTCAAACTTAATGTAGTCTGATTCCTCCACCAGCACGTCACGCTCTAAAAGCCCATCTGCGCTTACAATCCAGTTACGGCTAATGTACTCGAAGTTGATGTCCAACCCTACAGGGGGTGGCTGTGGGAATATGCTGAACTTACTGTCCCTCATCCTAAAACTGGCGTATATGGTCGTGTTAAGCAAGTCACGGCCTAGTACGTATGTCCAATTCTGGGCGCTTAGAGGTCCAGCTAGTGGTAGGTTATTAGACCTATCCCAGCCTGTTTGCTCTATCATGTAGGCAAAGTCAAGGGGCAGATCGTAGTCCCCTGTGTCCAGTGCTGCGGTGGTTATCTGGTGAGTTTTGTTCAGCACCGGCCAGTGGAACATCTCCACCATCTCCTGACCAGCTGAGTCAAGGAGGTATCTCAGCTGCCGAAATGAATCTACGGAGAATGTGGACGGTACAGGCTCTAAGCCTATCTCCGACGCTGCCCGGTTGATTATCTCGTTAGCTGAGAACCGCCTAGCCATCCTTTACTCCTCGGTATCGTCCTGCTGTGACTTCACAAGTACAGTAAGCTCTGCAACTTGGTTAGTTAGCAGATCAATCTTATTGTCGCGCTCTTCCAGTTCTGCAGACATCTTCTCTGTAACAGCATTGCCTTTAGAAGCCTCTAAGAAGGCTTCTGCTTTCTGCTTCAGATTGTTAATGCCCATAAAGTTACTGGCGTTGTTGTCGGTCATCCCTACCAACTGCTCGACAGTTCTAACGTGGAAGTGCTTTAGCTCTTCACACATACTGCGAGAAATACTAGGCCACTCTTCTAGCGGCGTACCCTCTACCACCTCCTCGTTCCTGTTCTTAAACGCGGCGTAATGTCGCGGAAATCGCTGGCGGTCTGCCGCCGTGGCTGGTTGAATAAAGATATTGCTCTTGTTTCCCGGCTGCATAATGTGGATAAACTCCACATCTTCGAAAATTGGTCGCCCAGCCTCTATAGACTTAGACTTATTCCTTGTGGGGCGGTTCTCAAACTTAACGTAAAGTGAGGCATCACCTGGATCCTCACCACCTTCTTGAAACGCCATTTGGGTCTCGTCGTACCCGGCTTCTTGCAGCATATTATTCTCCTAGTTATATTTGCTAAAAAGGAGGGCGG